AGGACCCAGGCTCCGGCGCAATAATTGGCCCAGACGCCACTCGACTTCACATAGAGGATCATGCCCTCGGTCGGCGCAAACAACCGCCAGCCACCTGCGGTGTAGCCGGCCACAGCTTGTGGTCATTCCGTCTTTCTCCCGTCGCAAAACAAAAGGGCCGCGGTTTCCCGCGACCCTCACATTCATTCACCAGTCTCGAAGCGCCGTTCACCCGCCCGCGCATCGACGGCCCGCCTGCTCGCAACCTAGCCAATCGGCATGGCGCACCTCTCCTGGAAGAGCTGGCTATCGCTGGCCGTAGCCATGTCCGTCATCGGCACCGCGGTTGGCATCGCAGCCCTCGTCGGCGTCCATGTCTTCCACGTGGGCAACACGGTGGGGGACGCAAATCTCACTGAATCTCCGGTGCCCGAGGTCCTGGGTGTCATTTTCCTCTACGTACTGGCGATCAATCTGTCCGGCGCGCTTGTGCTCATGGCGCTGTTCGCAATCGTTCGTCGGATAAGGCGGAACTAACCCTCAACCGCATGCACCCGAGCCTTCGGCTGCATCGGATTCGCGACCAGGCTCACCTCCACCAGGTCCAACTCGATCAGCTCGCGATGCGCCCCCGCGCTCTTCGCCTCCCGCACCCGGTAGCCGAAGCTCAGCCCGTCGACCTTCCCACCGCCCAACAACCGCTCCGCGCGCGCATCTCCGACCGCCGCAATCACCCGAAGCCCGCGCCCATCCTCCGACAAATGCTCGATCCGACCAATCACGGCACCGGCCCGGTGCTGCCAAAGCAACGGCACCTCGCCGGAACGCTCAAGCGCGCGGGCAAATGCGCCCTGACGGATGATGTCCCCGCCTTTGTCCGGCCGGTCGAACAGGGCCGCATAACCCGCGAACCTCATCCGCCGATCAGGTCCGTCAGCCGCAGCCGCACAGCGATCCCGATCAGCAGCACTGCCAACGCCACCCGCACCACCCAGGTCACCACCGCCCGCCAAGCCGTCCGCTTCGCATCGCGCCACGCCGACAGAAGCTCGCCCAATTCATCCATGTCCCGCCGCGCTCGCTCGTCGTCCAGGCCCAGTGACGCCAGCGCTCGCCGCGCCCCGGCCTGGCTCGACTCCTCGACCAGCGCCCGAAGCGTGACCAGGTCGACGCCGCGGCCTTCGGCCTGCGCCATCAGGCTCGCCAGAAGCGCTTCCGCGCTTAGTGCAACATTTGTCATATAGACACCTTTGCAAGCTTGAAACCGAGCATTTCGCGCTTCTCGTCATCGCTCAAAAAGGCCGCTGCCCCGACCTGCTCCCACAGTTTTGCCCGGTCGTCGGCCAGCTCGCTGATCTGGTCCGTATCCACCGCCAGCGTCACCGGCCCGAGCCAGCCGCTAAGCATCGCCGACAACCCCTCCAGGATCCGACCCGCCATCGGCAGAACCGTCTGCCGGTACAACGCGCGGCCCGCCTCCCGCGCATTGGCATAGGTCGCGTCGCCCGGCAGGCCGACCAGCACCGGCGGCACTCCAAAGGCCAGCGCGATGTCCCGCGCCGCCCCCTCTTTGAGCGCCACGAAATCCATATCCGCCGGAGTTAGGCTAAGGGCTTGCCATTTGAGCCCGCCCTCGAGCAGCAGCGGCCGCCCTGCGTTGCCGCTCCCCGAAAATTCTGTCGCCAGCTCTTCCTTCAGCCGCTTGAACTGCTCGGCCGACAGCACCGCGCCGTCGGACGTCTCATAGCTCAACGCCCCGCTCGGCCGTGCCGCATTGTCGAGCAGGGCCTTGTTCCACCGGCTCGCCCGATTGTGCACGCTCGCCGCTGCAATCGCCGCATCGACGCATCCCATGCCGTAATGATCGTCGCGCGGATGCAGCGCCTTCACATGCGCCACCTGCATCCGCCCCAGCCCGTCGAGCCGCTCGACCCGCACCGCCTGCCCGGCCGCGCGATAAAGATAGGCCACCGGCCAGCCGCGCTCGTCGCAGACCAGCTGCACCCGTTCCGGCCGCAGTGACACCAGCTCCGCCGGCTCGTCCCGCCCATCCGCGATCGACTGCACATAGGCATTGCCGTGCAGCAGCAGGTTCGCCGCGACACTCTCCAGCAATCCGCCCTGATTCACCAACCAAACCGCCCGCTCGGGGCCGTCGATCGTCAATCCGCCGAGCATCCCCGCAACCAGCCGCACGGCGCGTTGCCCGACCGGATTGCACTCATAAACCTCGCGAACCCGCTCCGGATAAGAACGAGCAAACCCAGCTTCCGAAGCATCCGACTGCAGCCACGCAGGCACAAACGGCCTCGCATCTGCCGGCGCGCTTTTGCGTCCGAACCACCCCATGCCCACTCCCGTCTTGAGCCGCCAAGCATTGGCGGCCGATTGCGCAGCGATTGGCTGCCAATGTCGAAGAGACGGCGAAAGCCGGCCTCAACCTTATCTCGTCAGAAAGAAACCTAGCTCAGCGGCGCCGACAAAGCATTTGGGAGAACCAAATCGTTTGCGAAATTGATCCATGTTGCCCCGCTCCGATTTAGCGTCACAACCGCCGGACGCGCGGCACCCCGGACCTCGTCTCGCTGAGCACCGTCAGTGCCCAAACCATCGCGTCCGCCCGGTCGGGCGAGCGCCCGGCTCCCTCGTACCCGCCTCCCGCGGTCATCCCGCCAAGCTCGGCCTCCAGCTCCGGAAAATTGCCCGCGAAGAATGCCTTCCCCGCCTCGAACTTGAGCGCGATCGGCTCTGCCCGCGCGCACTTCCCACGGGAGGCATGAACCAGCCGCACCCGAAGGTCGAAGTCCGCGGCCTTCAAAACGCTCTCGACCATGGCGCCCCCGTTGTTCGCCTCAGCCACCACCTGGGCCGTATTCCAACGCGCTGCCGCCGCTGCGACCCGGCTCGCCCAGCCCTCCGGCGACAGGCCCCGCACAGTCGCATCCTCGAGCACGTACAGCTTTTCACCCCGCGAACCCGCGACCACGATTCCGCAGGCATCCGCCGTTTCACCCGCACCCGCCGGCGGATCGACCCCGACGACAATCCGGTCGAAGGACCCCCGCTCATCCTGAGGAGGGACTGAGCCCGTCGAAGGCCCGTCTCGAAGGACCCGTGCCCGCTCGATCACCTCCCGCGTCCACAACGCCCCCTCGACATCCTCCAGCAGCATGCCGTCCAGCTCCTGCGCCGCGATCCGGGTCCCGCCGTATGTCGCCCTCATCGCCTCGATGAATTTCTCGTCGAGGTTGATGTTGTCTTCGGTCCGTCCTCGCGTCGTGACGGTGGATTCGGCCTCGTCGATGCGCTTCAGGAGCGGGATTGGCCGCGGCGTGGTGGTAATCAGCGCCCGGGGCCGCGCGCCCCGCCGAAGCCCCATCTGCAGATTCATCCACGCCTCCTCCGGCAGCCGCCACTTCGCCATTTCGTCGCCCCAGGCAAAATCATGCTCCGGCCCTCTCAAGCCGTCGGGATTGTCGCCCGAAAACAGCATGGCCTCGCTCCCGTTCGGCCAGCGGAGCCGGCCGAGGCTCGGCTCCCAGCTCAGCTCCTGTCCGTAGTTGCGAGCGACCGCGAGGATCCCGCTCACGCCCTCGACCATGATGCTTCGCGCGTCACCGATTGTTGCGCCGACCAACGCGATCCGCACGCCCGGCCGGGCGTTCGCGACCCCGCAGATCCATTCGGCGCCCGCTCGCGTCTTTCCAAACCCGCGCCCGGCCATCATCAGCCAGGTCCGCCATCCATCTCCGTTCGGCGGAAGCTGGTTCCTGTGCGCCCATAGTTCGAACCAGGCATCGAGCGCCGCGAGGTCGAGCGGCGTCATCGACTGGATGATGCGCCACAGCCCCTGTTCGCTCGCGTCCCGCAGGCGCCTGAGCAGAAGCTCGGCGCGACGAAACATCATGCTCCTTCTGCTTGCTCGATCGTGTCGCGCGCCTTCAGGCGGCGCAGCTTGTTGAACAGCCGCTGCCTCAGCTCATCGACCTGCTCCGGCCGGACCTCGATCGCCGCCGCCCCTGCTGTATCGCGGTGCATCTTCAGCAAAGTGAGGCCGAGCTGGTTGGAATATTCCAGCATCCGCTCTTCGGAACCGTCGCGCCGCTTCACCAGCTTCTCGGTTCCGTTGAAAGCGCGGTCGAGCAGGACCAGCTCCAGCCGCTGATAGGCAACCGAGAGCGCCTCCAGCCACCCCGCCCGGAACGCCGCATTCTCCCTGCGCCGCTTGTACGCACCGCTGATCGAAACGCCCGCTTCTTCCGCAGCGAGCGTCACGTTACAGCTATCCGCCAACGCCGAAAGAAACCTGGCTTCCTTGGCCTTGGTCCAGTCGCGCTGTTGCGCCCTCTGCATCCGCGGCTTCTTTCCGCCGATGAGTTTCAACTTCCTCCGCAATTCCTGCTCCCAAACGAAATCGGGCGGCCGCCCCAAGGAGCGCCGCCCGTTACGGACCCCTGGAGGGCCCGAATCGCAATTGTTCACTATGCCTGTCGTGTACCGATACAGCGTGACGATGTCAAGCTATATTTCGCCTATTTGGTTATATTTGATCACGGCGGCCGGATAGCAATGATAATCGTGCAACGGCTGTTGCAACCCTGCGTCCCGCGGGACGTTAACCCGCCCCATGGACAACCCCGACGATCCCGCCCTCCAGAACGAATGTGCCGAACGGTTGCTAGCCTATGCAGCACGCCGAAGGGCCACGCTGATGCGTCCAGGCTTTGCGACCTTCTCCAATCCGGCACGGAGGCGGGAAGCAGTCGGACCTCTGGTCCGCCAGGCCGCCGACAGGTAAGGCGAAGTCCTTCCTTTGCCGCGCCCAGGCGCGGACAGATCTGATCCTCGAGCTCGGAAGCCCGGCTCGCCACCGGCCCTTGTCGCGCGGATCGGCCGCCCGACGGGGGACTTCACTGATTGAAGATATTGCCAATGAAGCTATAACCCTAACTTTCGATAGGGGAATCGATTGGCCCGTTACGTAGTACGTGCAACCGGCGTTTCGGGGCCGGTAGAATTCCAGGAACGACTCACGATCGAAGCGGCCCTGGCGAAGGCGCAGGAGCTGCGCGA